AAATAAATTTGATGGAAGAGCTAAGTTAGGTCTACCTTCAGGTATATAATAGTATTATAATGGAGCCATATGCTACAAAAATTAGGATTTCAACCTGGATTCAATAAACAGATTACAGAAACCACGGCCGAAGGACAATGGGTTGATGGAGATAATGTAAGGTTTAGATATGGTACGCCTGAAAAAATAGGCGGCTGGGCACAATTAGGAGAATCTAAATTAACAGGAGCTGCAAGAGCTTTACATCATTTAGTTAACAAGTCTGGTAATAAGTTTGCAATCATAGGTACAAATAGAATTTTATATGCTTACACTGGTGGTATATTTTATGACATTCATCCTATTAAAACTACAACAACATTATCTAATGCATTTAGTACAACGAATGGTTCAGCAGTTGTTACCTTAACATTCAGCACGGACCACGGAATACAAGAAAACGATATTATTCTTTTAGATAATTTTACAGCTATTACAAATTCTAATTATTCAGCATCAGACTTTGATGATAAAAAATTTATGGTAACATCTGTTCCAACAGGAACAACTTTAACTATTACAATGCCATCTAATGAGACAGGTTCAGGTGCAACTACATCAGGTGGTATTAGAATTCAACATTATTATCCAGTAGGACCCGCAGAACAATTACCTGGATTTGGTTGGGGTTTAGCTTCATGGGGTGGAACAGTAACTGGTGAAGCAACAACAACTTTAAATGGAGGTATTAATTCGGTTACAACAACTGTTGTATTAACTGATGCATCTTTATTTCCAACTTCAGGTACGAACTTTGTACAGATAGGTTCAGAAGAAATTTCGTACACAGGTATTAGTGGTAATACTTTAACTGGAGTTACAAGAGGGGTTAGAAACACAACAGCTGGTACACACTCAAATGGTGTAACAGTAACCAATAGTTCAGACTATATCGCATGGGGTGAAGCAGCATCTGGTGACTTAGTTGTTGATCCAGGTTTATGGTCTATTGATAACTTTGGTGATAAAATAATTGCACTAATTCATAATGCACAAGTATTTGAATGGGACTCAAATGCAACAAATGCTGTAACTAATAGAGCAACTATTATATCAGGTGCACCAACAGCATCACGTGATATGTTAGTATCTACTCCTGATAGACACTTAGTATTTTTTGGAACAGAAACAACTATTGGAACACCATCCACACAAGATGAAATGTTTATTAGATTTTCAAATCAAGAAGATATTAATACTTATCAACCAACAGCAGTCAATACTGCTGGTACACAAAGACTTGCTGATGGATCTAAAATTACAGGTGCAGTAAGAGGTAGAGATGCAATTTATGTTTGGACAGACACATCTTTATTTACTATGAGATTTATTGGTCAACCATTTACATTTGGTTTTCAACAAGTAGGAACCAACTGTGGTTTAATTGGACAGAACGCTGCATTGGAAGTTGATGGTGCTGCATACTGGATGTCAGAAAATGGTTTCTTTAAATACTCTGGTAATCTTGAGACTATGATTTGTTTGGTAGAAGATTTTGTTTTTGATGATTTAAATACTACAGCTAACCAGTTAATAAACGTTGGATTAAATAATTTGTTTGGTGAAATTACTTGGTTCTATTGTACATCAAGTTCAACAGTTCTTAATAGATGTGTAACATATAATTATCTTGATTCACGTCCTAACAGACCTGTTTGGACAACAGGAACTTTAGCAAGAGGTGCATGGCAAGATTCAGCTGTATTTGGTTTACCACATGCAACTAGTTTTACTGCAAGTGATGATGCATCTTTTGATATAGTTGGAAATACTGAAGGAAGCACAATATATTTTGAACACGAAAAAGGAACTGATGAAGCATTAGCAACTGGTATAAATGTAGTTACATCTAACATTGAATCAGGAGACTTTGATATTACACAAAGAGTTGTTGGTAGTCAGATGACTGGTATTGCTGACTTTCAAGGAGATGGTGAATACATTATGAAGATTAGAAGATTTGTACCTGACTTTTTATCTCAGACAGGTAATACTCAAATAACATTACAACTTAAAAATTACCCTAATAGTTCTCAAGCGAGCTCACCACTTGGACCCTTTACAATTACCAGTTCTACTGATAAGGTAGACACTCGTGCAAGAGCACGAGCTATATCTTTAAAAGTAGCAAACACTGCTGGTAATCAAAGTTGGAAATTAGGTACATTTAGATTGGATACACAACCAGACGGACGTAGATAATGGCAAAGATAACAGTAGTATTTACAAGACCTAATAAAGAATATAGACAACAAGATGCTGATTCTTTAGTTAGAGATTTAGACGGATTGATTGAGAAATTAAACTCTACATTTCAACAAGATCTTAGAGATGAACAACAAAGATTTACTTGGTTTACCTCATCAAGTTCAGGAGTAAATAATGGCTAACAGATATAAAAATGAACAGTTTGATTTAACGACTACTAACGCCACAGATATTTATACTTGTCCATCAGAGTCAAGAGCTATTATACAAAATATACAAGTTGCAAATGTGGGAGGTTCTAACGTAGAACTAAAAGGTTTTGTATTCGATACTTCTGCATCAAAAGCTTTTCAATTTGCTGAACAAACTATAAATACAGGTACATCTAGATCATTAAATAATGGTACAATTATATTAGAAGAAAGTGACAAACTACAGCTACAAGCAGCAACAGCTGACATATTTGAAGGAACAGTATCAATATTAGAATTTGATAGAACATAGGAAAAAAATGCAAGTAATAAAACCAGAGAAAATAATAGAAAAAATAACTAACCTTAAAACAGGTGAAGAATATAAGGACGATAATGAATGGAAATCTAAAGGTATACCTGAAGAAGACATTCGAAGAGATATAAAAGTTCTTATGCCGAGCCTTGATATTTTTGGTAAAACAAAATAGAATAGTACAATGGCAATTCCACTTAGTGCATATGATAGAAAAGTTATTGATGCGGGGTATAATTATATACCTCAAACTCAGTATCTATTAAATCCATTTCAAATACCTACTATACCAAAAACTACAGACCCTATTACTGGGAAACCAGGAATGCCTATAAATTCATCAGGTATACTTAGTTTACAACCTCAAGGAGGAGGTGGTGCTTTACAAGCAGGAGATATTAATTATCAAGATTTTGCAGGACTTGGATTTGATGCATACTCAAGAAGACAACCTTCACCATTGGTAGATGATTTATATCAAAGTAAACTAGATAAAAATTTTTTTGGTTTTCCAAGTTATAGAGAACAAGAATTAACTGGACCAGACATGGGTGAATATATTGGATCTAATACAGATGTTCCTTTAGAATTAACTAGAGCTGGTAAATTACAATCTGGACTATCAAGCATTGGTAAAGGTATAACAGGTTTAATGAGTAAGGCTGGTGGCATAGGTCCTATCAGTGCTCTTTTAGGATCAATGGATAAGTTTGATACACTACCTGCATTAGATCAACAGTTTATAGAACAAAGCATGGGTTACAGAGGTCCAACAGTATTTGGTGAAAATACTGGAGGAAATTATGTAGATCCATTTGGTGTTAATGTTAGATCTGCATTTGGTAACTATGCAGAAAAAGTTAGAGATGACTATTCAGGACTTAAAGATAGTTTAACAGGAAGATTATCTGATAAATACGGTGCAACATTTGATGAAGAACTAGGAGAGTTTGTAGGTAAAAATGCAAAAAAAGCAAATGATAGGACTAAGCTAATGAGAAAAAAATTTTCTTTTAGAAACAAACAAATAAACCAACAAGAGTTTGATAAGAAAATTGCAGCAAAAGAAATAGAAAAACAAAGAAAAGCATTAGAATTAAAAGAAAAACAAAAAATGGAACGTAAAGCAGAAGCAGAAAAAATAGAAGCACAAAAAGCACAAAAAGCAAGAGAAGCCACAACAGCAGACAGAGCAAGAGCACAAAATCCAGGTGTATATGCAAGCGCTGATCGACAAGGTTTTACAGATGGTAAGGGTGGAGGTTTTGGATCTAAATCTACAGGTACTAATGAAAACTTTTCTAATAGATCAGGTAGAGGAAGAACGGGTTATATAAATGGTGGTATAGTAAATGCGCTTGTCCTTGATTTATTAAACAAAAACAAATAGAATAGAAGATTATGGCAATTTCAAGAATGCAAGAACCTAGACAGCTTTACGATGAAGGTGGAATTACAACTTTAGATGAAGCTAAAAGAATGGCTCCTCCAGGAGAGTCTTTAGCATATATTAATCCAGAAGAAGCTGCACTTTTAAAATCATTAGGTGGAGCAGGTGAAGATATTAACGGAACAGGGATTAAGTCATACTTCTTTAAAAAAATTTTTAAGAAAGCAGCAAAGGCTGTAAAAAAAGTTGCTAAGTCTCCAATAGGTAAAGCTGCTTTAATTGGTGGTCTTGGTTATTTAGGGGCTACTAAATTAGGTGGTCTTAAAGGTTTAACTGGTATGTTTGGTAAAAGTGGTGGAATTGGAAAATTATTGGGTGGTATTAAAAATATGGGTCTTGGAAAACAATTAGGTCTTATTGGTG